AGGCCGCGATGGTCAAGGTGCGAGAGGCAACGCAACTCCCAGCCAAGACAGACAAGCCAACCAAATCCAAGGAGTCACTTGTATGAAAGTTTACCAAGGCGTAGTAGTTAAACGCAGCTATCAAACAATCAAGGTTGCAGCGAACAGCGAACAAGAGGCGAAGGCAACGATGCTCGATGAGTTCTCTGATGAGGATGCCGAAAGTGAAATGGAGGTGTGCGACATGGAAGAGATGCAGCTCACACTCAATGCAAATCAACAGGCGTTTGTCGATGCGTACCGCAACAACGTAGACAGCGACGATGAAATGCGTGATGTGATTGCCGTGTTCTTTCACCGCAAGAATGACGCAGCATTCATTGACGAGTTCGGCACATCTGTTTACACCAAGGTAACAGACCACCGGGATATGTGGGTTGCAGCTATGGACACCATGAGGAAGGTGCTGCCATGAAACAGACCTTCATCAACATTGCTCTGTTCATCTTCATCATCGCAGCCCTCACCCTCCCCTCCGCATTCAACTAAGGACACAAACCATGACACCATTCAACACATTCCTGATTGACCCATTCAAGCGCGAAGTCACCGAGGTGCATTTCGCTGGTGACTACAAACAGATTTACCCGCTGATTGACTGCGACTGTTTCGACATTGCTCGCATCAATGAACATGGCGATGGCATCTGCGTTGATGACGAGGGTTTGTACCGCGAGGAACAGGCGTTCTTCTACTTCACAGATTACCCGCAGCCTTTGGCTGGCAAGGGTCTGGTGCTTGGTTGCCGAGCATCTGACGGCGAGACCATTGCGCCAACCATCACACTCGAACAGCTCAAGGCGAAGGTCAAGTTCGTCATGCCGCTGCGTATCAATGGCGAGTTCACATGGATTGACGAGGCCGGACACCGTGTGGAGGTGGAGGCATGAAGAAATATCTGTTCGAGATTTACCCGAAGGGTGAAGACGGAACCCCTGAGTATGTGGAGGTGAATGCACACAGCAGTGATGATGCACATGACAAGCTGATGCAGAGCTACCCACAAGCCTACGTCCTCAACAGGTTCGTACAGGATTGGGATGTGAAGCAATGACAACGACCAACAACGCAACTCACGGGGCGCAGACAGCGCCCTTTTCTTTTTCAGCAGGAGCAACCATGACATTCAAAACACACAACGAAACAGACATCAACATCAACGGCACATGCTTGCAAGGAGAGGTAGAGGCTACCTATGCAGAGCTGTGCGACCTGTTCGGCTCACACCACGATGGCGATGGCTACAAGGTAGACGCTGAGTGGTATGTGCAGTTCAGCGATGGGACTGTTGCCACCATCTACAACTGGAAGAACGGCAAGAACTACGAGGGTGAGAACGGGTTGCCGCTTGAACAGATTGATAGCTGGCACATTGGCGGAGACAGCGCAAAGGCAGAGACTCAGGTGCAGATTGCGCTCGACCTACACAGAGAGAAGGCGGCGGAAGGCAAAGAGCAAGACCCGATTGAGAAAGCGTTTGAGCCAGCGTTCGACATGATGCAAAGCATCAGGGCAAACAAGGGCGAGAAGTACGGGATGCTAGTTGAGCTTGCTCTGTTGGTTCGCAAGAATCAAGAACTGCTTGGCGCTCTGAGTGCAACGGCTGTTGCGACAGAGGCAATGCCAGAGTCTGCCGCCAAGGTGGTGGGGATGATGAATGCCAAGGTGAGTGCAAAGATTATTGCTATTGCCGCACGTCTTGGTGACATGGAAGGCCACACCAGCAAGTCAGCCGAGGAGTTAATGAGCTGGACGGACAGGCTGATGGAGGCCGAGGCCGCAGCCGCCAAGAATCTGTTCGAAGAACTAGGTGAAGGCGATGCTTGAGCTAGAGGTCAAGCGTGGGTACGTCACTGCATCCGAGGCTGCTCGGATTGAGGGCGTATCAAGACAGGCAATCAACCAGCGACTCAAGGCGGGTCGCGTCAAGGGTGCATTCCTCATGGACTGCGGCGATGGTCGTGAGATATGGGTAGTGCCACGCAAACAACTCAAACCGAAGGAACAGAAATGAAACTGACATACGAAGAATTTAAGAAGCTGCCAATGCAATACGTTCTTGGCATCAATCGCGACGACTACTGTGCTCGCAAGTATTGGAATGAACAGTTCAACATCAACAAGGAGGTCGTAACAGAGCGCGTCGAAGCGGGAAACATTTACTCCGGATTCAAAGACCCGCTCGTCAGCTTCTACCGTGGCAACGATGGAGACATATACAACTCAGCGCGTGAGCTTTACGAAGGTGAGTTCTTATCGCCTTGGTTCGAGCTTGCAATTCACAAGCCGGTGTACGAGGGTTGGTATGAGACCAACGCAGGGATGGCTTACTGGTCAACAGAAAAGAAATGGTTTACCAACGCAGTTGCACAGTTCACAACTCAATGGCGTGGAATGGCTGATGTGCCAGCGAAGGAGGCAGCATGATAGACAAGAACTACGTTAAGCGCTTGACCCTTGAGGCCGAGCAGAAATGGATTGAGGAAGGTGAGCGTGTCCCGTTCATTCAGTTCCCAGCGAGCTGGAAGGTGCAGGTGATACCGCCGTTCGGCGATGCAGCAGTCAGGTTCAAGGTTCTGTTGCCATCCGGCAGAAAGAAATCTGTTTACCTAGATGTCCGCTCTTCGCTTGGGTTCTTCGGCGAAAGCATGGAGGTTCCGACTCCCTACTGGGAGGTGTACCCATACCGAGGTGACGTTATCCGTTGCCACCGTGAAAGCGTGGAGCTGTTGCTCTCATACATTGCAGATGAAAGCGAGGATGACGATGCGGAAGTTTGACTTCACACACTTTGCCTTGTACTTGACGTTCGGCGTGGTGCTTGATGCGTCGGGCCACTGGATTGGCGACGTAACATACTGGATGCTCATGGTTCTGTTCTGGGTAACAGACGTTCGCTCTTCAAGCAATGCCTATCGGCGAGGTCTTGAGGACGGAGGCCGAACAGTAAAAGAAATCTGGGGTCTACCCAAATGATGTACCCAAGCAATCGCTCCTACCGCTGCATCAAGTGCGGGGTGGTATGGACAAAACTCAAAGACGCACAACAACACGCATTAACCTGTAAGAAAGCAACACCATGATTCAACTCGACGACATTCAACTCGACTTTAAAGTCGGCAGCTTCCAACACAAAGTCATCGCCCTGCTATCCAAGCAGGATAACGATGCAACAGAGCTTCGCAAATCTGCTGGTGTAACCATCCGCATAGAAAGGGTTCGCGAGATTCTCGATGACATGAAGCGAGCAAAGCTCATCACCTCAACAGGAACAGACCAGTGGGCAATCACCAACCAAGGCTTGCATGTCAGTGTTCTCATGGGTGCTGTGCCTGAGACTTCGCTCGTCAAGAAACGCAGCAAGTCAGACAAGCTGGCTGAACTGTATCAACGCGAAGACTATGTGCCAAAAGAACTTGGCATGACTTGCTTGCGACAAGGTGCGTATGACGCATTCATCCTGCCCTCACGCATCGGCAATGAGCTGCACTACCCCAAAGGTCACAAGGGAGCGGTGGCATGACAGTTCAATCGGTAATCGACGCCACTTACACGGTTGCCAAGCTGTTCATGTGGGTGTTCGCGCTGGTCTCAATGGCTGGCGCGTCATCGCATGGACGGTGGACAGAGGCTTGCTTCTGGGCGCTCATCATCATCCTGCTAGAGATAAGAAACATCACAGAAAAATGACAGTCATCAACGCATTCCATCCCGACTACATCAAGACATACCACCCTGAGCTGACGCAGCGAATCATCAAGGAGCAGAAGGCCAAGGAGAACGGGCAACTCTACGGCTCGAAGGCAAGAGAGAAAGAGTCAAGCTCCGAACCGAATGCAAACACCATCAACAGATTCCCGAAAAAGGAAAAGCTATGAGAGAGGTAATGAAGCAAGCCCGAAGCGCATTGAAGGAGCTGGTTGCACAAACAGAGGGGCGACTGTTTGCAATCAAGCACGACCACTTTGCAATGCAAGATGCTCGCGCTGCAATCCGAAGACTAGACGAGGCTATTGACCCAGTTAAACACTGGTCAGACTGCGCTGTTCACAGCGAACCCGCATACCCCAAAGGCGAGTGCAACTGTGGCGGCTACAAGGAGCAAGCATGAAGGTACTCAACAGCTACTGGTTCAGCCCCATGCGTGAGCCAATCATCGGGGTGGTGAAGGTTCTCTCAGGTGACGGCGAGGGAATCAAATACTACATCGGCACAGCGTCTGGCAAGGACAAGGAAACAGACGAGCAACTGATTGCATCAACAGGCGCTCGCTTCCCCGACTCTGCTGGCTCGCCTTTGTTTGACGGGGCTTGGCTATGACCCCAGCCATCAAGCTGGTTGCATGGGAGGATAGAGACCCGCACTTTATCTTTGTCGGAATCCCTGACCAACGAGGGAGATACCTTCGCACCGACTCGTCTGTTGCTTTTGTGTCATGCCCACACTGCCATGCTGCGGTGGGCGAGCCATGCAAGGGACACGGCGGCAAGTATGGCGGCACTACACACGTAGCTCGCCGCTACAAAAACTGGGGGAGGAGTCGAGCCTTCGACATTCTGCACACACCACCAAATACACCTGATGAATGGATGGAGCCATGACAGACATAAACGCAGACGTACTAGCTGAGGCAATCAAAGAGCAGGGCAACGAGAAATTCAGGAAAGAGTTTCGCGATTGGCTTGTGCTTAGTGCGCCGCCCGATGTGCTTGAAGTGTTCAACCGCTACACACAAAAGATGCAGGAGCTAGACGAATCAGAGCGAGCCAATCGGAAACGAGCGCAAGACGAGTACCTATACATGATGGGATGGTTTAGGTTTTGGGCATACGCACTGACCATTGGAGCGATTCTGTTCTCGTCGTACCAAATCTACGAGCTGCTCACATTAACCAACTGCGCTCGATAGCCAACAGATTGCGGGATAGACACCCGCCTACTCTGCCAACTCAAACCCACCCTCTGCAAACATCTGTTCGTGCAAGCGACCAATCGCTCTGACCTGCACCGGCATCCATGCACGAAGGACTGCCGACCTCCATGAACAGACCTTTCGGTAACTCACGTTCCTGTCATCCGCAATAGCGCGGATGGCGGGACGCTTTGTTGCCCAGTGGCACAGCACAATCATCAGCTCGTGCTTACTAGGAATCATGCCCGACACATGCGGCATGAGGTATTCGGCTAAGCTCCGAATCGCGTCCGACCTTTCCTTCCCCCTCCCATACTGCGCCAGCACTGAGTCCCGTTCGACCTGATGCAATCTGTTCACCGCACTTTGAATCATTGCAGCCTGTGCGTGCAAGTCCATCGGCGACAGCTCCGTGTTGCTCGTCCCCCGAATCTTTAGCGGGTCAGACTTGGTGAACTCAGACCTCTCGCTGATGTTTGCTGCGAACTTGAGCGCTTGCTCGACACTGTTGAACTTCACTGTGGACTCTCCCAAAATTCATCTATCCCAACAGATACCGTCATGCCACCGCCCTCAATGGGCTGGCGCAAACGAATCCTAATGTCTGTGATTTGCCTGTCATCTGAATAGGCAGCGCCTTGCATTGCATCGAGCGCAACCTTGAGTGCGTTGTCTAAGTCCACGCGCCTCACGCCAAGCCCCCACTTCGGGTCTTTCTTGGCTCGCTTCTCCCAATCCTTTGGCCTGTCGGGGTGGAAGTGTATGTCCACCTTGACGCACCCCTTGAACTCCTCGGCAATCGCCTCGCTTGCAATCTGCGACACCTCGTCCTTGTAGTCAACAGCCTCCTTGCTTCTGACCATTCTGTTGCGGAACATCCGCCAGTAGCGGTTGGTGCTTGGTGGGTACGGGAACAGCATTTCAATCATGGCTTGGCCTTTGGCTTTGGCCCACGCTTCTTTGGCGTGTTGATGGCGGTGAGCTGCTGCTCGATAACAGATGCTGGTGGCAACGCAACTATCGGCCCTGACATTCCCATCACAGCCTTTTCCCACGCGCCCGTCTTCCCCTCGCCTGTGATTGATACGCCAATCAAATCACCAGAGTGATTGTCCGAGCGGATGAACACAGTCTCTGCGTGTGAGCACATCCCCTTCGTCATCATTTCCTGCTTGTACTTGGGTGTGCAATCCTTGCAGTAGTCAATCGCCCTTGTGTTGGAACTGTTGACCACGGCAATAGTTGTCGCGACAACGTACTGCCGCCATGCTGACACCGTGTCGAAGCATGATGGTGGCGTTGGGTGCGTGACACCCTTGTTGATGGCGTTCACAAAGTGACGAATGATGTCTCTTGGTTCGTGCTTCTTGCACACGCCAAACATTGTTGCAGTGCCATTGCATCCTATGTGCTTGCACTTGCGCGGCGAAAGGGATAAGGACAACTCAATCAAACTTCAACCTCTCTTCATGCAGCGCTTGCAACAGAGTCAATGCAGCGAACTCAAACTGTGAACCATACTTCTCTTCCCATGCTCGAACATCGTGATGAAGTTCGTCATGGTGGAGGCGACAGATAGGTATCACCCACCAATCCGGAACCTTACTACCCATCCCCTTGTACCCGACTCCATGCGGATGATGCGGGTCATCAGCGGGAGCACCGCAACTCACGCACTTGAGTGACTTCACCCAGTCCATGTACTTGCGACTCTCCATGCGTGGCACATAGCCGCGAACGAGTGCGTCGCGGAACGTCATGTACGAGGGGATGAGCTTAGACAATGCCGCGCTCTTTCAGAACAGACATGCCCAAGTAGACGATTGCGCCAAACACTTCTGTTTCGAATGCCTGACCTTCGCGTGTGTTGGCTGCCTCTTCCAGCTTCTTGGCTGCTTGTCCTGTGAGGAACCCGCGCCCGTGCATCTTCCCGTAATGAACCCAAGGCTGCTCAAGGAATGGCGTGGCGTTGCCGCCGTGACGCTCACCCTTTCCAAACATGGCTTGCTCAACAGCCGCCAACAGAACTGGTGTCAATGGATGGGCAAGGATTGCCTCTTGTTGCTTAGTCAATTTCATCTGGTACTCCTTAGTTAATGTCTGTGTTGCGAATCACTTCGCCTAGCTCTTCGACTGTTACGCACTCGTCAGCAAGGTCAGCGCACTTCTCGCGCATGTACTCAGCTCCGTATGTGAATGCGTTGAACATTGCCTGAATGGTGTTGTGGTTTGCACCTGTCTCTGCCATCAGCTCAATGAACTGTCCTCGTGTCAATGGTTTGCTATGCACCGTATGCCCTCCTCTCTGCTCGTTGGTTTGCGTTCTCTGTTTGCCAGACTGCAATGCCCATCTTGGCAACTTCCAAATGCCAGCGCAGCTTCTCGCTCTTCTCGATTGCAGTCTTCAAGTCAATCAACAAGTCAAGGAACTCTTCGTGCGCTCGCGCCTCGCGCTCCTGTGCTGCTGTCGTCTTGTGTCCGTCCATCTCTGCCTTACGCATCAACAGAGCCAGCTTTGATTTGCGGAACTCTTCGAGGTAGATTCGCTCAGAGTATGCGGTTGCAAACTCTTCTGACATTGACCGCAGCTCTGCTAGTCTTGCTTCTGTTTTCTCGCTCATGGTGTGTCCTTTCTAATCTTCTTGCTCACGGGTCTGGTTGGGTAGTAATCTGGTGGAACTGTGAACACCTTGTCTGGGTCTGGCTCTTCCTTCTTGCCAACCTCAACACCTGTTACCAAGTCCTTGCCGTAAATCAACTTCATTCCGGGGAACTGTTCACGCAACTCATCGACAAGGGCTGCAAGGTTCGGAGCCTTCTCTCTGTTCTTGCGCTTCTCTTCCTCGAACTGTTGCTTGCGATACTCCTGTGGTGTCATGGCTTACTCCCAAACATCTCTTGCATCTTGGATGCGGCGCTCGCCATCGTTGTTGCCTTCGATGGATGCAACTTACGAATCTGTTCACAAACAGACTCAAGCTCATTGCCAGACCTGATGATTCCGTAGTCCATCAAAAACTCTGCCGCCATCTCAAGCGTCTGCTTGCGAACGTCTGCCTCTGTTGCAACAGCGCGAGGTGTCGTCGCTTGCATCTCAAGGTCAAACGACAACTGCTTGACTGCTACCTTGTATCTTTCCAGCTCCGCCTCAAGCCATCCAATCTTGATGAAGTCATGCGCTGATTCATGCGGCCTGTTCATATTGCTACCTCTCGTTCGCTCTTAATGAATGGTCGGTAGTCGTAGCCGTTGCTAGTCCTGCCTTGGTGACGTGCGTAATGCAGTGGCCCTTGTGAGAAGTACAAACCAATCGAACCTTCCCACTCGCCGTGTCTGTTCTTGTCGCAGCGAAGGATTGCGTCAGGCTTAGTCAGGTCATAGTCTTTGTTGCCAGCACGAACGGCCTCTTCCTTTTTCTTGTTGCGCCACACGACAAACGACTGGTCAACTTGGTCAACGATTGCACCGCTACCCTTTGCGTCCATCTTGCCGGGCAACTGGCTCTCGTCTGCCAGCTTGCGACTGTGATGCACGAGGTGGATGTGGAGGTTCTCGTCTTGCGCCAGCGTACACAGGCTGTTCACGAAATCCTTCTGTCCGTTGTAGTCGTCCTCGCCCTTCACGCACTTCATCAATGAGTCAATCACGAACTGCTGAATGCCATGCTTGCGAACTGCGTAGCGAATGATGCCGAGCAAGTTCTGTGCATCGACGTTGCCCTGCTTGTCGTACAGGTACAGCTTGCCAATCGCGTGGTCAATGAAGCCGTGAACGAATGCCTCTGTTGGTGAGCTTGCCATTGCTGCTTGACGCGCCATGCGAGCGAGGGTTGCCTTTGGCTTCATCTCGAACGAGGCAATGCAAACCTTCTGGCCTTGATGGATGAAGTCGAGAAACACTTGGCTGGTCAACAGACTCTTGCCGTGTCCGTTCATACCCATCCACAGACTCACCTCTCCCGGACGGAAGCGGATGTTGTCATGCGTCTCACCCCAAGGCAGTGTTGCGCCATAGGTCTGGCCAGTACCCATGAGGTAGTCGATGGTGTCTTGTCTGAAACTGTCTGGAGATACCAAGCGCTCAATGTCTGTTGGCTGGTTTGCCAACTCTTGAAAGTCGATAGTGTCATCCGACAGGGTTAAATCTTGAAACGAACTCATAGTGCTGCTACGCCATTAAATGTTTTGGTGTCCCAGCGGCTGACTGCGCTGGCGGTGAACTCTTCTGGGATGCCTTCAATCTCCCACTCAGGGATAGGCTCTATGCCTCGCCACCAACTAAGCTGGCTGGCAATGTTGCTCGTGGTGTTCCACATCCACAGATACCCAAGGTGCTTGCTGAATGGGGCGTAGCCACCGTTCGGTGCGTTGCGGAGGATGGACTCACAGGCTGACCAGATTCGCGCCTTGTTGACCGTCTCGTCAAACACAAGCGTGGTGCTCAGGTCTACAACCCATCGCCACTCACACTGCTCTGGTCGAATCTCTGGCGGGATGGCAATGCAAGGTTCCGCATTCAACTCACCAATGAGGCTGATGAACACAACAGAGTTCGGCTTCTTGCCGGACAGTCGCATGTTCCAAATCTCACGGGCTGCTGGCAACATGACTTTGCTCATCACATCACCCCCGCAAACTGGTCATCAACAGCCTTAGCGCCAGCAACACCATCCTCCCAGCGTCGCTGGTTGATGTAGGTCATGGGCGAAGGCTCGTACCCGCTTGTCCACTGCTCACTCGTCTTCATCGCTTTGACGTGAGCAATGATTGTCTCGGCGTGGTGCGCGAGCTTCTTTGTCTTCCACTTGGTTTCGCATGAAGCCTTGCCCACCTTGCGGATGGATGAAGGCCATGTCGTCCAGAACTCGGTGAATCCGTGCATCGCATCGAGCTTTGTCGCACCCCCCTCTGGGGGCTTTGGGGGAATATGGTTCTTGGTTCTTGGTTCTTGGTTAGCTAGGGGTTGGGTTAGCTCTGGGTTCCCACTGGGAACCGACTGGGAACCCACTGGGTTTTCAGCCTTAGCTGGTGCGGCTTTGCGGCGGCCACCATTTTTGCCATTCTTGCGAGCACGGTCAGCGCGAGCTGCATATTCTTTGATTTCTTCCTCGCAACGGGCATGATGCCACCCATCTTCACGCTGTTGAAAGAAGTCATTGAGTACAACTTGAACCGACTCGGAACCCACTCGCAACCGTCTGGCAAC